CATCCAACATCTTTGTTAACTGAGCAATGTTTAATGGACCTAATCTTGGTTTACCATTTTTCGTTAACATTGGATTTTTCTTTTTTGATTTTGAAACTGCCATGATATAGTCCTTGAAAAAGTGGAGCGGAGGCTTAGATTCGCACTAAGTGAGTAGATTGGACACCTACCCTGGTTCTATACCCCGTCCGCATATGTAATACTATAACATTATATAGGTTGATTGTCAATAGTTATTTGTGGTATATTTTTCCAACCTATAGGTTCTATTTCAATTTCTGAATCTGGATTACTGACACCTTCAAATACTTCCCAAAGTTTTTCTTTAATAGCAAATTTGGTAAATAAACCGGCTTCATATCCGTGTGCTTCTATTTCCCAAGGTTGAACCCAATAATCAATGGTATCGGAATCTACTCTTTGGCCTTTCCAACGAGATAGTTTTTCGTTGGTTTCTCCATAGACATATTGCTTAACATGAACCATCTCATGTGCCAATGTTTTGAGAATATCATAACCACCAATACCAGAGTGCAACTCAATTTCAAATTCTCTTGGCTTGCCACTATCGTTATAATCTTCTACCGAAGCATAACCATAAGCAGGTAAATCTTTACTAAATTTTATCCGAACAAAAATGTTCTCCAACATCTTTTCGGATATTAATTCTTTTGCGTAAAACTGAGCAGCACGCTTCACAAACGGTCTAAAACGCTTTTTATCGGGACAATTAACTATGCTTAGCTGCATTTGGGACCTTTCTCTTTAGTAAACTGACCCAATACAAAGCTATTTATGACCAACATTGATTTCGCCTGGTGAAATGTATTACTCTATCTTGGACACCATTATATCACACTTCTCCAAGAATGTCAAACCGTCATTATCTCGATAGGAATGGCGGTAATATACCTTTTTGACGCCTGCGGTATACATCTGTTTAGCACAGTCTATACAAGGTGCGTGGGTCAGGAACATGGTGGAACCATCTCCAGAATCGTTGCCCTTGGCCAACTTAGCGATGGCATTAGCTTCTGCATGAATCACTTCCGCTTTGGTCTTGATGCGTCCAACACCACCATCTTCGTCTTTGAATATCCATGGGTCGGTACTATATTTTTCTGGTATATTACCAACAAAATACTCTTTTTCTTCACATTCATTTGTCCAACCAGCTGGCATACCATTGTAACCGATACTAATAATTCGGTCGTCTTTTACCACAATGGCACCAACCTGTAATCGTTTGGCACTGGATAACTTGGCAAATCTTTCTGCCACATCCATGTAAGCGTCAATAAATTTTTGTTTCATATTTTTGGTGGGCCTTGTAGGACTTGAACCTACGACCAAAGGATTATGAGTCCTCTGCTCTAACCAGCTGAGCTAAAGGCCCCTTTGGTTTACCAAGATCCGTTATCAAACCATATTCGTATAGTAAAAGGTAACAACTCTAAAACAAATGCATCAGTTTCCCAAACTTCATTTGTTTTATTATATGCACAATGTAATCTCCAATGAAATGGATTTAATTTCAATGTAATATTACAACCTGAATATTTCAACCAATTCATCTTAAATACTCTGGCATAGGTTCAGAAATCTTAAATTGACTACGAATGTATTTGTCTTTTAACATTTCTGGTATTACTGTATGTGGTTCTTCTAAAAGAAAAGGACAAGGTCCTCTCCATTTATTTTCCAATAAAAACATTTTAAATAATTCTAAGTCCTTTTTATTTTTAGGATCAAACTTTCTTTTTTGATTATTTAATAATTGGTGTTGAATTAGAAAACTCATTTCACATACTCCATACTATCTTTTTTCATATAATGAACCACCTGATTCTTTTTTGGATCAGGCATTTGTTTTACAACAGGAATAAACTTTTCACCGTCAATTTCTTCAATTGGCCAATTCGAATAAGTATAGTAGATATCCGTACCATTTCTGGCACGAACTTTTTTGAGTATTGATTTGGGTTTCACATTTTTCATAATATAATTGTAACATAAGAGTAGGGGGTCTGTCAAGAGCCCCCTATATTTTTACCGACTTTTTGGATAATTCAACTGTTCCCATTCCTCATCGGTTACGGGCCACCAGTTACTCATCTTTCTTTTCCTTGATGGTAATCTTTTTAATGGTATCTTGAGCCTGCACAAGATTTTCTAACCATACACGCAACATACCATTTACCATTTCAGCCTGACCAATTTCAATTTTGTCAGCCAATGTAAATGAACGTGTAAAATCTCGGTTAGCAATTCCCTTAAATAAGAAATTTTCTTCTTCTTTAAGTTCATTTTCTTTTGCAGAACCTTTGATGACCAATTTATTACCTTCAAGTGTTACTTCAATATCAGACTTGGCAAAACCAGCAACTGCCATTTCAATGACATACTTGTTTTTGCTTACTTGTTTGATATTGTATGGGGGATACGATGGAACATTCTTGGCAACGTTTTTGGTTACTTCTTCAATATCCTTAAAGAATTTATCGTAACCAACGGTGAATGGATCCAACGTTTTGTGAAAGTCAAATAGACTTGGTAATAGACTTGTAGTCATGCTTAGTTCTCCTTGTTTTTAAGCGAGTTAGTCAATAAAACTGTGGCCTCGGATGAGCACCACACCATAAGTATACTAGTATTTATACTACTTGTCAATAGTCCTGAGTTTTTTTACCAATATTATATTTTGGTACTAATTGCCAATCATCTTTCTCTTTATGTGATAATATCTTGATTTGACTGAGGAAAATAGGTGGTGGATTCTCAATCTGTTGCTTTTTGACAACAGTTACCAGACCCCAATCTTCCAATAGTTTTACAATGGCATTTCTACGGGACAAGTCATTTTCGGTAATATCGGTTGGTTTACCATCTAAGGCAAACAGTTCTTTAAAGTGGACAATATAGTATTGACCTCTTTTATGTAGTATATGGCACGACTGGAATAATGTTTGTTCTTTTTTGGAAGCAACACCAATTCGTGTAAGTGTTTCACGGACCTTGAGGAAATCATCCTGTTCATTCAAAGTCACTTCAACCAAATCTGTAATATTAATCATGTTCCGCCTTTATCTGTTCTTCTTTTTATTTCAGCGATTTGTTCATCATTAAGAATACGCAAAGCTTCTTTAGCCTTTTGATTAGAGTAACCGAAATAAGCCTTTACGCAATCTATGTTCTTATCGGTCTCTGACTTCTGCCACGGTTGAAATTTCCGTTTCATTGACCTAATGGTATTTAGAAGATATTGATATTGAAGGTCTTTTTCCAACTCTGGATAAAGGTTCATCTCATTGGCATATAGAACACAATCCATATGGTACGACAAGGCACGATTGACCACAAAAGGAGTATAGTCTTTTGCATCAATATCATCGTGTATTACAGACTTCTTAGTTGTTAGTATGGATGGTATTATTTCTTTGAATAAATCTGGCATTATTTGAACTCACAGTCCACCATAATCTCTGTCAAACAAGCAACCAGATTAATCTCTGCATCAGCAACAAAGGCGGCTTGATATTGATACTTAGCAAGAATTAAAACCAATTGTGGAACAGATTGTGGTTTCAATGATTCATATAAACTGTCGTATAGTTTACGGAAGATTCTGGCTGGATCGTTGTCAAGATTGTTAGTGACCCATTTTCTGGCTGAAGCAAAGTCTTTGTCTTTTAGTGCCCGAATTAAATCAGCAAGTTGTATATCACTAACACTAGAAAGCATACCTTTATCAATTGAACCAGAAACTGAATATCGTTGAAGTTCATTAAGAATCCTACGATTGTCTGGAAAGTGTTTTGTGATAACGGCTGCGACAACTTCTTTGTCGTATGTAACTCCTTCTTGCGAAAGAATATTTTCAACTCGTTTAAAAAACTGTGCTGCCATTTTTGGTTTAGAACCGTTGATTTTAAAATCAATAACAGAACAACGGGAATGAATCGGATCAATGATACGATTTTTGAAATTACAAGTGAAGATGAATGAGCAGTTTGATGCAAATTCTTCAATGGCTCCCCGTAAAGCCGGTTGAGTTGAATTAGGGTTGAGATAATCAGCCTCATCAATGATGACAACTTTTCTACCACCCATAAGAGAAACTGATGAAGCATAGTTTTTAATTTTGTTGCGAAGCACATCAATTCCAGACTCATCAGAGCCATTGATGATAATGTAATCGCAACCAATCTCATTACATAATGCTTTAGCAACTGTTGTTTTTCCAACACCTGCCGTACCAGATAAAAGAAGATTTGGTATTTCTTTTCTCTTAACGAACTCCTGAAAAGTTTCCTTGATTGCATCTGGAAGAATACAATCTTCTATTCTAGATGGTCGATATTTCTCGACCCATAATAAATGTTCCATTTCACATACTCCATAATATAATATACAACAAAAATACTACTCAATTTGTCCTTGTAAGACACCAACAACATCAATCTGTGATTCTTCTACAACAATATTACCATTGGTTAATCCAACCACTGTTTTGCCTTTCATATCACCATCAGGTAAAACAAATACTACGACAACATATTTTGGATTAATGGCAACTTGTTGTTGATTGGTTGCGTCTGTAAAATATACTAACATATTATTCTCCAAATTTAGATTCTTTAGATTCAGTT